TCCGTCGCCATAAGAATACCACGCAAACAGGCCTGCGCGAATGCCTCAGCATCCTGGTATGCTGCATATTCTGTTGCACCTTGGAGGAAATAACTTAGAGATTCTTTGTCAATATCTTTAATTACATTCGTCTTCAGGTAAGTAACATTATCACCATTATCGTTCATTAAAACACTTTCAAAATTAATGTAGTAGGAGTCAGTCGTGCACGCACAGGTCCACTCTTACTCTTAACGGCTGAGTACCATTTTGTCAAGTCATTTTTCTTCAGTTCAGAAAATTCTTTTACTTGAGTCTCTGGTTTACGAAGCAGTCGTGAGTTGGAAAAGTTCTCATCAAATCCTACAAGACTTGCACCCTTAACAGTGATGCTTCCGCTAACTGGACTGAAGTATTTAGAGATCTTTCGTGTCTTAGTGTCAAAAGTCCACACTTCACTGCAGTTTAGCAGGTTGATGGGTTCGACGCTGGTAACATCAAGTGCAGTGTCAGTCACGAGGAATTTTAGGTTCTGAACCAACTTGGACTTATCCTTTGGTTTCTTCTTACGAACCTTGGCAACCTGCTTGCTGACATATGACTTCTTGAGGTCACCGATGTATGATTCGAGCAGTTTAACAATATCCTTGACAGACTTCATGGTTGTCAAATGCGAATAACACTCGAGCAACTGTTCCTGCGAATCAGTCAGTTGACTCTTGGGGAGTCGACGAACTTCTACAAGTTCAGCAAATTCTGCAAGGATAGGTTCAATCTTTTCTACGCAGTCAAGATAGTTCTTATCTGTCAGACGGTATGGGATTAGAATCTGCGAGACGGTGCGAGTATCTTCACCATTGATAAGTTTTTCAATCTCATCATCAACATCAGATACAATGAAATTCATCGCAATCAGTGGTTTCTTAGCAACCTTGACAACAGGTTCAGGAGTTGAATCTTCATCATCAATCAGAACAGTTTTCTTACTGATTCGTTCTTCAACCTTTTCCCAGATGCGTGCCTTATGCTCATCGGTGAGAGGGAATCCACGCATAGCAATACGTGCGCTGTTAGCATATGTCCGAGGAAGCATCTTGTCAGACAACTGGGACAATGCTTTGAGTTTGGTCGCGTCACCCTTGAACCAGTCGACGAGAAACGCACGACAATCTTTCTGGTCAACGATGAAGTTATACCAGTTCAATGCGTTACCATATTCAGACTGATAGTTTGCAGGTTCATAACCGTCAGACCAGATAGGTTCTACACCCATGGCCTTAGAATCAGCAACAGGAACTTTCAACTTATACATAGATTCACCTTTCTTCATAATATATCCAATATACTATAATTTGCTGGAAAAGTCAAGCCCTAAAATTTAACAGAGGTGATACGGTCGTAACGAAATGCTCGCCACTCATTCTTATCCAGATCCCAGACTGCGAGAGTTTCGCCGCTAGGTGGTTTTGTCTTTGTTCCTTTTTCACTGTATGGAGGAATGACGCCTTCTTGTAGAGTGCAGCGCATCACACGTTCTTGACCATTCAGTTTCGTAAAACTTACCGTCGCGTCGCTCTGAGCAAGTCTTGCTTTCAGACCGTCGCGCCATTCTTGATTCATAATATCCATCACATTTTCCTTATATTGTTTTCATCAATAACGATTTTACCATCTCTCCAAGATCTCTTAGGGGGATCTGGCGCTGGTATGTCATGCGTTGAAACGGGGTTGTTCTCATGTTTCTCGAAAGCAAAGAAGTCTGGTGTCTCAACAACAGGTTTCTTTTTGGGTTTCTTAGCAGTTCGAACAACTTTCTTTGGTTTAACCTCATCAACGACAACATAGTCCACTATACCCGATTCTTCCTTCTTTGTCAAGCTTAAAAGTGTCATGTTGGCAGCAATAATTAATAAAATTGCCAGCGGGTCGAACACGAAGATAAGCATGATGATCATCAGACGCACTGCTTTATCCACGGTAGCGGTATCACCACTACCATAGAACAGTTCTGCGATATATTTTATTGGACCTACTTCTGCTTCGAGTTTAAGGTTTTGTGTTTTGAGCGGTATGAGATCAGTCTCAATAGTCTCAATGTCTGCAGTCGCACTCTCAATTTCTTGATTGAGGGACGCACGTTCCCTTTTCTGTCTGTTTCGAATGAAGTTAGCATCGAGCACATCCTCTGCAGTAGTGAGTCTGTCCAGAGTATCCAGAGATGTTTGCGCATTCTTCAGTCTCCTTTCTGCAGATGTTTTTTTGCTTTCGAGTTGTTCTATTTTAAATACTGCTGAACCACCAACAGTAGTGTGTTCGATGTGCGATCGACTGAGATAACCGAACACGCCCATACTTGTAATAAATGACAACACACAAACTGCGATGGTGAAGTATGTCTTCAACAGTTTGTTGGCACTTTTCCAGTTGCGATACACCCAACTGGCAGTAATGAGTTTGGCGACTTCAAGCACACCACCCATTACTGCAACAGCAATCGGGGATGCTGGGAAAATTGCCATTAACCCAAGTATTGAAAAATATCCAGCGACACCAGTAATCGCAAGTGCAGTTAGCATTAAGAGTGCTGCGAAAAACATCCAGGTCTCCAATCAGGCAATTTTAAATCTTTCAAGTGATCAAGTCTCAGACGCACATTCCACATTTGATTGATACAATTATCGTTGAGTCTATGCTCCCACTGCAGGATATGCTCGACTGCTTTGGCATGCGATTTGCTGTCATATTCAGCGACAACTTCTTTGCGCATTTCACCAGTATAATTGGTCACATAAGAGGAACTGCCGAAATATGATTCGAAAAGTTTCTCTGTTTTACATGAATACCCAATATAAAATTTGCCGTCGTCGAAGTAAGTGCAATATACTCTGTGCACCTTCTTCGGCAACGGCTTACGTTTTTTCTTAACTATCATAATCTACTCCGTAAGTAGATTATTTATTCGTCCTCGTCCCAGTCATCCCATGACAAATCTTCTTCGTCTTCGGTAACTTTTGTCCCGCAGAAGGGACAATGTTTTACTTTATAGTAGTCATCGTCCAAGTCATGATCAACTGTGAAGACTGCATCGCAAGAAAAACATTCTAACTCATCCATCAGATATCTTCCGTAACTACATCAATAGTGATATTATTGTCATCACAATACTGTTTGTAATCGCTCTTGATATCATTGATAATTAATGTGTTAAACTCTTCTTCAATTTGTTCATCATTGAATATGAACGTCACAATCATTGTATCTCCTGTATTGTATGCATACGTTTCCATCCTGCTACTATTTTCATCAATAAACTCATCCATCGGGGATAATACAGATGGAGGAGTTACTTGCCAATACCAAGGAGTATCTAAAGATTGTCTTGTATATGTAATTGTAACACGTTTCATAGTGTTTTCCTCTAATTTAGAATTGTAAACTTCTTTATTTATTCAATTGCCCATCTAGATATCTCAGTATCAACTAACATTTTTCTGAAAGAATTTAGTTCTTCATGAGTTGTGGGAATTTTTACACTGTTACCATCTATATATATTTTGTCTATCTTGCCAAGTTTTATAAAACCCAATCTCATTTTCTGGTCAGTTATATCATATCCGAAGTATTCTTTACCTCCCCGACGAGTATAAAAATCTTGCCATCGTGAATACATATGATTCTTTTTTTCTTCGGTATCTGAGAAATTGTCAGTAAAATATAATCTAGCACTTGCACAGTATGTAGACTGAGGGACGAATTGATTCTTCGGACATTCTAAATCATTAGTAAAAAACAACTCTTGTGCATTTTTACCAACATGAGTATAGTGTAGTAACAGATCTCCGAAATTTGCGCCAAACTCAAACAATTCATATGCATCTTCGGGTATTTCTTTGAATTCAACATCTGACTTATTAAAATCTAAATTGATAGAAAAAAGACCAGACTCAGAAATACCAGCAGGTTTCCCCCAAACAACTGCTAAAATAGTTTCTAACCAATGAATTGTATCATTATACTCAGACAGATATGGACGAAGATGTGCATAATTAGGATCTGTTTCCAATTCAGGAAAATGCACGTGCATCACATGTAAAGTTTGTCTAAAATTTTCAACAGTTAATCTTGTGTTTACGATTTTCTCAGAGACATGATTGTTAATAATATCTGCGAGATTATGCAATCGTTCTATTCTTTGATTTATTTTTTCTTCTGGTGCATAACCAAAATAGTGATTGTGCTCGCAGCAGTCATCAATGACATGAGTTGCAATCAATTTACTCCAATCATCCACAAGAGGATGGTCAATCAAGGAATAATGTAACTCTATATTGTCAGTGAAACTGACTTTAAAAATCACGCAGCGACACCCCAAACGTCATCCCATTTACCTGAGAGTGCACCCTTGGCATAGTCGGTGGCACGATTCTCGAAGAAGTTCGTATGAGTCGGAGCATTGATCATTTCCTCGACCCATGGTAGAGGATTCTTTTTTACCTTAAAGATGCCCTTGAGACCAAGACTAATCAGTCGACGGTCGCAGATATAGCGGATATACTTCTTAACATCATCTTCAGTAAGATCTTCCATTTCGCCCATTGAGAATGACAGTTCGATAAACTTGTCTTCCAGTTCAACCATCTTTTCAGCAATTGTGTAGATTTGCGACTTTAGATCGTCATTCCACAACTCACGATTTTCCTCGACATATGAACGGAACAGTTTAATCATACCTTCAGCGTGTTGAGTTTCATCAACAATCGACCAAGTAACGATCTGTCCCATTCCCTTCATCTTTCCGTGACGAGGGAAGTTGAGGAGCATGATGAAGGATGAGAACAGTTGCATACCCTCAGTGAATGCACTAAATGCAGCGATATTGGTCGCGACCGATTCAGGTGTTCCATTTGCATTCGACAAATCTGTAAAGTAGTCGTGCTTTGCTCGCATCGAGTCATATTCGAGGAATTCTTGATATGTCGTTTCTGGCATACCCAGAGTTTCAATGAGGTGAGAATACGCTGCAACATGTAGTGCCTCCCTTGCCGCAAATCCCATAAGCATCATACGAACTTCAGGTTGTGGGAAATATGGCAGATAGT